GCTCACCACCCTTACCGAGCTGTACATTCTCCAGTCCTTCGATGTCAATGATGATACCGTCAGGCTTGGCCTTAGCGATTGCCTGCTGGATCTTCAAGTGAGTGAGTTGCAATTGATCAGCAAACCCGATGCAGCTATCTACCATAGACTTTGGAATCATGTCCAAGAAGTTGGCCGCTACTACCGAGTAAGAAAGGTTTGCTCTAGAGAGGTCGTGCAGGTTTTTAGGAATGTTGGTCTTGAGGCCGTAATTGAAGATGTGATTACACCCCACAACATAGCAACCGCCATAGATGGTTTCGTTCTCCATCTTAGTAACCTCTCTCTTGTATACAGAGTTTGTAGGTTCTTTATAGCTGTTTCCCTTGAAGTAGAATCCAGTATTCCCGTGACGACTTTCTTTGGACTCGAAGAACATGCAATCGACAGACTTGAACTCAAAGTCCATAACGTCAATCATGTACTCGTCATAACCAAACTTATATTTTTTCAGATGCTCATCGTATGAGCTCTCACTCATTTTTGACAGATCATACCCATACTTCTTCTGGGCTTTTTTAGCGATCTCCTTCATCTGCTCTTCGCTGATCTGATCCCCAGCAATCCTTCTCAACTCGGAGATAGGCATACGCTTGATATGACCAGCATAAACAACATCGCCGAAGTTGGGGTCTTCGGTGTAGCTATGCACAAAGTTTACAGGATCAACGTAGTCTTCGGTGATGCCGTAGTTGGGGTCGTTCTGTCTCTTCACAACAGCCATACCCACTACAGCTAAATCATTCACGCAGCGTCTGTACGTAGTATCAGAGAAGTCATTCCACTCAAGCGTCATGTTGGTGGCGATCTGTGCTGCGATCTCAGAAGATGATTTGATGTTGTTGCCGATGAAGATCTCTGCTTCTTCGAGAGTGTCTGGAACCTCAGCCATCTTAGCCTGACCAACGCCGAGCTTGTCTGAGATCTGTTTCATCCCAGCCTTAGATTGTACTTGCATCTCAATCTTTCTTCTCTCCAGATCTTTCTCTGAAGAGGAAAGCGGATCGACCGCCTCAAGATTAGGGTAGGGCTTCTTTGAGAGAATCTTGTTTACAACGATCCGCACAAACTTAGGCAGGATGGGGACTGGGGTAAAGTCTAGATTCAAGAAGCTGCCATCACCATTGTTCGGGTCGAGTGAGGTGAGTAGCTGTCTGTAGATTGAAGTGTCTTGGGTTCCGTTCGCATACCTGCGGTTTCTCTTGAAGATACGCTTTCTCCTTTGTAGCAGAGACTGTGCTGTATCCATGTCTCCCCACTGGTCTAAGATAGCCTTAGCGTATCTCATTCCGTAAGCCTTCCCCTCTTTTACTTCCCTCGGCTCAAGCGGGTCTGGGAAACCCATTTTTGATTTCTTCTGACTTCCGTACATATCCTTGCAAATATAGAGATTCTATGAATGAAAGGATTTAGGCTTATGCTTACGGAAGAACTTCTTCTCATCAAAGTTGGATTCTACTTTTTTCTTCTTCTCTTTTTGTGCCGCGAGAAGAGCCAGACCAGATGATATAGTAAGGTCATACTTGGTTCTCTTGTCGATTTTGTACGCTATCCAATCTTCTAGGGTTCGGTTAAAATACATATTCCCAAACACATCAGTCTCGGGCTTGATACCTACATGGTTGTGTATGTAGTGCTCAATTGCTTGTGCATGAGACTGTATCATATCCACTGAGTTAGATGGTACACCCTTGGTCTTCACCCTTACTTTACTACTTGAACTGGAGAGGTGTTGTGGCCTGTCCATCAGATAGTTATCGTATCCTCGCTGCTCAAAATATCTAGCGATCCCATACTTGTTATTCTCTATCAAAATAGGGTAACCGTAATAGAATGCAGCCATCAAAACATCCTCATAAAATATGGCAGCAAGGTCTGGACGTGAAGCATACTCCAACACAAACATGTTGGATGGTGCCTGCATGTTGAACTTGTTGTACAGGTGCATAGCTCCCTTCGATCCTCTACCATCCACAGTCTGATCCAGATCGTAACTATCGACACCGCCTACGCCTACATGCGAGTTTGCGGGTGACTTCTTGCCGCCCCTATCTTCAATGTACTTGTTTCTATGCTGAGGCTCTGGGTGCCACGACACTCGGAATCTACCGTGAGGGTCAGGAGAGAATACAACCTCTTTGTCTTTCTCCTTCCAGATAAAGTTCCCTTGTACTACTGGGTCTGGGTACAGGTTGTTATTGTGGTCAATCTGCTGGTAGATCTTACCCACGTTGAATACACTACCCTCGATGCTATCACGGAACGCCTCGTCGATACTCCACGGAAACTGTCGAACTGTCTCGTTCATTTCCTTGGGGTTGTTCTTCAGTGCGTTCCTTTCGTTCTTCAGGTATGTCTTGGACCCGATGTCGATCATCTCCCCATCTATCCCCATCACAGGTTCTTCGGGGTCTTCGGCTACACAGTTGCCGTACTGGTCAAAGAAACCTTCGAGTGCGTCATAGGCTGGAATGAACAGCCCGTACAATCCACTCTTGGTCCTACCGTTGGCGTTACGCTCTGTAGGGTCGGAGTCATCCCATAGCTCACGGAACTCCTCACCACCTTTGTCCATTGGATTTACTGTAGATCCGACCAGAGCCTTCCCTACAATCTTTCTACCCACGATCAGACAGGTGCGCTCAATGCGCCACGCCTCACGTATATCCGCTGGCTTCTCCCACTTGCCAGCCTCATCGAGGTACAGTATGTGAAGCTTCTCACCATCGTATGCGTTGTTAGTGGTGTTCTTCCAGTTGATGACTGTATTCAGCGCATCACCCTTGGTGGATGTCTTGTTGTTCTTTGTGATTCGTTTCGACGGCTCTCTAAACGCAAGCTCCATACGTGGGTTGGTGGTACCGTCTTGAATGGGTTTGAAGAAGAATGGGTACGACTTAAACATCGACACCGTCTTCTTCATGAAGATGTTCTCCTGAGCATCCTTACCAGTCTTTGACTGAATGCCCAGCAACTTATCTTTAACTTGCGTAGCCTCATCCACAAGAACCGCAGAACAGATATTAGTGTAACCAGAACGGCGACACTTAGTATAAAGCTGGCCGATGCAACGAGAGTCAGCTTCGCAAGCAGCCATGTGGAGATAAATCCTCCTCTGGAAAGCGAAGTAGTATGGGTGTCCAATATCAAGCTTGGTCCATTGGAGTAGCATGTAGTGCCTACCTGTAACATACGTAGGCTCCCCATTATTGTAAAACCAAACACCGTTACGGCGGCGGTCAAACTCCCTTTCGATATATGGAAGAAATCTTTTCCTGAACTCAGAAGGTTTCTCATACCACTCATCCATACTTCGTATTGACGACAGCTCTTGCGGCACGTCAAGCCTTCGCCACATCTGCATCTTCCGAGGCTCTTCAGAGAATAGGATTTCTTTCTTGGGTGGTTTCTTCGGGAGCGCAACAAGTAGCCCGTCGATGTCGAGGACTTCACCGTGCGTCCCTCGAGGGTCCACGACAACAGCTTTATCTTCATAGCCTTCTACTTCGATCAGCATGATCAGTATTCTTTAAGAGCCTCCCAAAGCATCAGAGGAACCTCATACTCCTTGAACGTCTCCATGATCAACCTTGCTAGATCCTTCTGCCCTTGCTTGTACCCTTCTTTGAATGGGTCTCCGTGAGCTCTATTCCAGCTGTCTTCGAAATACCAGTAGTCGTCGTGAGTGAAATCACTTACTAAATCGCTCTGCGATACCTCCGGAGAAGTCTCGGTCTTCTTCGATACTCCCATTCTCTTGTAGTTCTTTCACCATCTGCTCTAGCTTCTGTCTTTCGATCAGTAGCTCTTTACAGTCAATGGCAGTTTGTTTGATTGATTGAAGCTCCGCTTTACGTGCAGAGCCACCTGCTTCTGGATCGACAGGCTTTTTTACTTCGGCAATCATGTTGTCGATAGCGACCTCCATGCTGGACATGAGTCGCCTTGCCGCATTTACGGTGGTGAACTTACGTTTCGACATACAGGAGATCTTCTGCGCGAACACGATAGTACTCCTTGCCTTCTACTTGGACACGATAGTCCATGCCTTTACGAAAGCCAACGACATCACCTTTCTTTACTCCAAGCTCGTCTAGCTCCTTGCAATCAAAAGCAACTCGTCCTGTTGTGATGGGGTCTTCTTCGATCTTTACGACCTCAATAATCTCAGAAGCTGGCTCATCTTCTTGATCAACTGCTTCCAGTAGTGTCCAACCAAAGAGAGGATGGACTCCCCCAGTTTTTTTACACTTGTAAGCAAACGCTTGATTGTTGAGCGTAAACTGCTTATCACACTTGACAATGTAATGGTCCTCAACCCCAGTAAGTGGTTGACCATTCTCAACGACCACCAAGTGATGAAAATATAAAGTGTCGCCAACCCGAGCATCAACTTCGTAGCGCTCCGGCCAAGCCACGACTTCACCTTCATTAACCCTGTGCTTAAACTCATCAAATTTTGTATCTACGTAAAGTTCTAAACCACCCGGCGTGCGAATGGTGTCGTTGATACGCTTTGGTATGTCAACGACAAAAATATCAAGTGTTCTCATAAATTAAAAATTCAAATCAAACTCAAGTATGCAGGGCATTCCGTCGATAGCCTTCCACAATTGAGTACCCTCGTCATCTTCAATGTAGACAAGGTATCTAGTCTTCGAGTGCTTGTGCAAGTATCCTTCATCTTGCAGGATGGCAACGACTTTACCGCCGCCTGCTCTCATGCCAATATAATAAGCCATGCCGTTCTTGGGATCTTTCCCAATCACGATCTTCCTAATAAGTCCTTCCATTTTTAATTCAAGTTCAAGTCAATGCCCCCGAACAGGTCTGAGAATCCCTTCCCTTTGTCGTTAGGTTCTTCGAAGGCAGCGTCCATGAGTTTCTTTACTGTATCGAGCTCCTCTCTGTCTTCGAGGTTGAAGCTGAATACAGACTGCATCTCCACCATTCTCCCTTCTTCAATAGCGCCTTTCATCTCTTCCTCTATCAGGCCGAAAACCATTGCGCTCATGACCCTATCCTCGTAGCCGTATTCTCTTGTAAGCGCCTCGATCTCTTGGATCTTTAAGTAGACCTTCGCCATGAATTCGACTTCCTGCTGGTTCATTTCGTCTAGATTTGTATCTCAAAGATACGAATTATGGCAAAGTCCAGAGTTGCGAAGAAACGCATGTTCCGAGACGTGTCTTTCATGAAGGAGAGATATCTGGGGTACAACTACCTGAAGAACTTGCGTAACACACGGGAGAGCTTCTGCAAGGCGCACGAGGTATCGGCCAGTCACTTGGAGTTCATGCTGTGGGCGTATGACCTCGAGTTCTTTACTATAGACTACGTAGCAGAGGAGTATGGGATGAACAAGTCAAACGTGGGTAAGCGTATGATCTACCCGATGGTGAAACAGGATCTGATCTACAAGCACTTCGACAAGCTCACGCCCTCTCGTGAACTTGAGGATCACATGTTCAGGGAGGAAACCAAGTTCAACTATCGAGTGCGCTACGCGCTAACTCAGAGGGCTAGGCTGTTGGTCCAGAGGTTCTACAACGCCTTAGATTAGTACTAAGTACTAGAAAATAAAGTGGTCGGAAAATTTGGAGGGAATGGGGTAAAGTTCGTATACTAAGATCAGAACGCAAAACCCAAAAGCCGTTATGAAAAAGTCAATTGCATTCCTCCTCGCAGTAATCGCTGCACTCAACATCCAAGCACAAGTAGACTCTGTGATCGTACACACTGATGAATACTGTATCATCCGTCAGTACTTGATCTGGGAGTACGAAAATCTTTCACGAGACACCATCGCCATCATGCACGAACTGCTCAACGATGAGCGTGGGGTACCCTTCAGTGATCGTGTTGCTATCCCGTTAGATCTTGTTGGCCAAGAGTACGCTACCGCTGAGTACGCGCTAGTCACCTTTGAACGACCTAGTGATGGTAAAGTGGCTCGTGTGTTTCTGCACACCAATGTGCAAGAAGCAGAAGAAGTCCGACTCAAAGAATCAGACTTCAACTCTTCTCGAGTGCCACTCAAGAATATCTTAGTATTCTAATTATCTCTTGCCTTTGAGACGCTTCGCTCTTTGCGATTGCGTCTCTTGGGCTGGGATCTCGTCTGGACGAACAAAGCCTTTAACGCCAACCTCGCCTTTCTTTTTGGCAGCAGCTTGCATTTTCTTGAGCTCAGCTCTGGCCGCGTCAAGCGCCTTCTGAGCGGCATTGGTTTCAGGAGCACCTCTACCGTATCTCTTATTTGCAGCAGCCAGCTCTTTCTCAAGGCGGCTGATAGTAGCTAATTGAGATTTGATCTCACCACCATTGTTGTACATGGGGCGCTTCATCTTACCGCCACCCGGATACTTGTTTTTTACAGCTTTCATAGTTGCAAATATAGTTATGATCTAAGTGCCTTCAAACGGGCCTCTAATTGTTCTTTCTTGCTCTTGGCTTTGCTCACTCTCTTGTCACCTTTGGCTTTTGCTTTAG